TCCCTCATATAAGCATTTTTATTGCTCTGCATCAATTACGGAACCTATAATCAGGCGAAAATGAAGTAGAAGCCTCTTCTTGGCTCCAGTCTGTCATTACTTCTTCATACTTAGCTGCACGTTGAGCTAGTTCAGCACGTACTTGTGCAGGAACACCATACTCAAGAGCTAACTGGTCAGCCAAGCCAAACTTCAATGTATTGAACCATTCAGATGGAAACTGAGGGATTGAAGTAGGGGTTAGGATGTCTGAAATAGGTTGTTGTACTTGTAGGTGGATAGTCCATCCTGCAGCATTTGGGTTATTAAATACATACAGTACGCCATTACCTAACTGTGGGTCGTAATAGACCTGATTAGGAGTGCCAGAAGAGGGTTTATAGCCCTGTTGCATATACTCTTGACGTGAGATGACCTGAAGGGTTGTATCGTTCCCCTGAGGGCTTCTAATGAACGCCATGACGACTCTTAATGGGCGGTCACAGACTACATCTCCTGTTGGGCCTAATGTGTAGGTATATTGACCTGCTATCATAGGTACTGGGAGGTCTTCTACTAACCATAAGGGCATACCCTTAGTCTGTAGTTGTTTGATATACAGATTTAGGGCTTCTGAGCAGTTCTGATAGTCCTGTGGGGTTGGGCTATCTCCAGCACCAATTACTCCCAATACACGGAGTGCTCCATTAATAACTGCGTCCCTAGATTGTGAGTAAGTGGTTGTCATATTATTCCGCTTTTGGTTCTTCAGTAATTAAAGCAAACTGCTGTTGGAGCTTTTGAAACAATGGAAAAGCACCTGACTGTGTAGGTAATTGTCCCATAACTTGAACAATAAACTCTGCTTCTTGGTCTTCTAATGTAAATGTTTTCATATTAAGCCCAAGGCAAATTTTTAATTTTTGGGAAAACTGGAGGATTAGCAATTAATTGTAGCTGGCCATCAACGTCAGATTGAATATTCGACATAATATTTGGCAAATTTTTAATCCATTCAATAACTTGTTGTTCTGTTAAATTATTAAAATCTGTATAACTTTCATTAGAATTTTCTATTGGAAATTGTGTGTTTCCTTCTACTGAAGTGCTATTTTTACCATCTGTTCCAGTAACTATATAATTTACATTAACAACATAGTCATTAATTGGGGCTGGAGGAGAAGAAATTGTTGTTAATGATTTTATTTTCCAAGTGTATGTATTATTCATTTTATTCCTATTTAATTTTATTTAAGCCCAAGAACTTACATTTGAAATACTACAACCTAAAAAACTTATACCAATATATGCTTGAGGAGATAAATTTGAGCCAGATGAAAAATTAATAATATTACTATTACTGTTTTTCCAAATTCCCAATTGTAACGCTGTAGGGCTTGATGTATTTGCAAACACAGCATCAGGAGTGCCTACAAAATTAATTACTGAAGAATTATTTGTTGCATAACATACAACACCTTTTCCAGAAGAATTTAATTGAACTAAAAAAAACATCATTGCACTATCTGTAGTTACAGTCATTGTTTTGCTATTTTGTATAACAAATAAATTAGTAAAACCAACAGCAGTTGCGCTATTAGTTGCAGGACTAATTGGAGCATAGCTAGAAAAAGGCATTCCTGGTTTTCCTATGCTATATTTAATTTGCGATACAAAATTAGTAGTACCAATTGTAGGAATTTCTACTTGACCAGCATACCCAATATGTATAGTAGTAGCATCATTATCTACATAAGTACCTAAAATACCTACGTTTTGAACTACATTGTACCCATTAGTAGAATTTATATATAAATCATTAGTTGTATTACCTTCTAAATCGCCACCTATAAAAGTATTGTTTGCCGCATTTGTGTTTAAATTAACGCCATATCTACCATTAGTTTCACAATGAACCCCAACAAAAGTATTTTTAACAGCTTTATCTACATAAATACCATCAAGCGTATTATTAGAAGCCGATAACAAAGTACCTGTGCCACCGTTACTATCTACAATAGATTGATTATCAGAAAATACAAAACCATAATTATTAGCATTAGAAATACATTTGTCTAATCGCCAAAGATTTGCATTTACTGCTGGAGTGGCTGTAGCAGAACCAATAGTAAAACCTGAATCACCCATATTGCTTACAGTAACTCTGGTTGCATTAAAATAAGGCCCAACTACATATATACCTGCGTTTGCATTTGCAGTACCGCCTTTTAAATAAATATCCTCAATAGTTACAAAGCCTTGAGTAACTTTAATGCCGACATCATTAACTTCTTTGAGAATTTGTGTAGCTGCGGTGTACCCTGTGCCTGTTTGTTCAATAGCACCATCACCATACAGCTTAATACGCTTATCAATCAATATAGTTGCAGTAATTTTATACACTCCTGCTGGCATATAAACTGCACCTGAAATCGCAACACTATTAATAGCAGCTTGTATTGCAGCTGTATCATCCGTTGTTCCATCTCCTACAGCACCGAAATCTTTAACACTTACTGTTTCAGCAAGTTTGAGATTAATAGGTCTATTGACTGCTCCTACAGGTGAAGAACCACCATTTTGTAAATCAATCTTTGGTATTAAAGTTGTCATTTTTTGCCTGTAAAATTGTTATTTTTAAGCGGTTAAATAAGTTATGTTAATAGTATATTGATAACCATTAACCCAAGTAAGATTTCCGCCTGTAATTGTTTGAACATTAATTTGTGTAGTTGAATTAAAAAATGGAACATAAAACACTCCAGTAGCAGCACTTTCTCTAGCAGTTCCAGATAATTGAAAATTTCCAATTAAAGAATAAGGTAAATTTGTAATAACTAATTGACCAGCAGCAGTTCCTACTGTTGTTAAAGTTACTATAGCTGTTAAATGTACAAATCTACCAATTTTAGTGTAATAACCGCTAGAAGTATAAGTTGTTATTGTTCCTGTTGAAGATGCTGCTGTAGGAGTCCAAGTACTTTCTTTATAATCATCCAATGTATTTACATCAGTAGAATTAGATTGAGTAGCAGGAAATGTAACGCCAGCACCTGAAGCAGCAGGAGTAGCTGCTCCAACACCAACAGTTGTACCAAACTTTCCAGTACCAGTTACAGATAAATTGTTTGCTCCTGGGTCTGTAGTGTTACCAATAGATATACCGCCTGAAGAAAATATTGTTGCAGCTAAAGTGCTATTTGTTGAAAATCCTAAAGAATTTGTTGATGGTAAATATATTCCATTTGACGGAATACTAGAGCTAGAAGGAACAAAATTACCAGCAGATAAAGTTGTTCCGTTATATGTTAGTGTAGAACTAGAGTTAAATGCGCTTGTTCCATTGCCATAAGGAATATAACCAGCAGTAAGAGTGGTTAATCCTGTACCTCCATTAGCTACTGGTAATGTACCAATACCACTTAATAATTGTGCAGTAGTGGCTACAGTATGGGCAGATGTTCCGTTACCATAAAGAATACCAGTTAACGTACCAGCTTCGCCTGTACCACCATAGGTAGCCGAAATAACGTTACCTTGCCAAGATACTGAACCTGAAATACTGCTTGAACTATTAAAGTTTAAAGTTGCAGTACCCCAAGATACTGTGCTAGGAATATAAGAATGGACATCCCAAGTTCCGTTTGAAGTGCTATTGGTTAATAGAATTAAATGAGCAGCACCGCCAGCTTGTAGTGCTAATAATGATGTGCTTCCGTCATGAGCATTAATTTGAACGGAAGAATAAGTAATATTGTTATTAAAGTAATATGTATCACCAACTGTCAAAGTTGTTGCATCAGGCATATTAAATGTCTGAGATGTAACAGAACCTGTAACAATTTGATATTGTGCTGATGCAACAGTTAAGTTGATTGGTGTAGAAGACGCAACAGTAGTTGTTGTATTTGGAATAAAGTTATTCGCAAAGACGTTTTGGTTGCTATCTCTTAAAACGACAGAATTAGCACCGCTAGAGGCTGTTACACCAGTTCCACCATAGGCAACTCCTACAGTATTACCATTCCAAGTAGCTGTTGTAATTGCTCCACTTGAAGATAATTGCATCAATTTGGTATTGGCTATACCAGCGTTATACCATTGGAAACCATCTCCAGCAAAAGCACTAAAACGACCAAAGCCAGTTGCGTAGTCCATTACTAGACCATCGCTAGGAGCAGTTGCTGTAAATGTTCCTGTGGTTGCTAACCCAGCAGAAGAGGTTAATTGACC